TTATTCTATGAATCCTAATACTTTCTTCAGGTATTATAAATTTATCTGGCTTTATGATTCTGTTATTTGAACCAATCTCCACACCATTAATATCGTAAACCTTCCATGCTAACTGAACTATTCTTGGCCAATTATTAACATCGGTTATGGGAGCACTGAAATCTTCTGGCAACCCTGTTGTTTCTGTATCAAATATTATAAACATATGATACAAATATAATTAGTTTTCACTTTAATTCAAAAGAAAGCTAATAAAAATTTAATAATTAATTCTGGGTGGTGGTTAATTATTTTATTGAAAATATTAAATTTTAAGAGTAATCACTTTCATTATCTTGTCGCTGTTTCAAGATAGCACCCCTAAGTTCTATACATAATTTTCTTATATCATTAAGATACTTCCTTGCATCAATGGAAGCGTCCACAGTACCTTTAAACATAAATTTATATAATCTAGGTTCTGCTCTTTCTGTTAAAAATTTAATTTTTTGAAATAACTCATCTATTCCATATTCATCATCTTCTATTAAATTTTCTTCTCTAACTTTTGTACCTTTAGATAATGCCTCTTTTTTTTCTCTTATTTGTTTTTTTAATTCTTCGTAATTCATAAAAATAAAATATTAATAATTAAATTTTATCACCTTGATTTAATATATCATTTCCATCGTCATCTAATCCAGTTTCTTTATTTATTTTATTTAATCTTTCTGTTATAGAATCAATTAATCTGTTTGTTTTAGTATTTAAATTATCATTTTTAACATTTAGAATATAATTTTCTTTAATTGAATTTTTATTACTTCTTTTTAAATCTTTATTATTTTCTTCTAAAAATAAAACATTTTCAGATAAAGATTCTTCTTCTCCTCCAAAATCTTCTTCAGAACCTGAATCAAAAGAACCTCCAGCATCTTCTCCACCTAAATCAGTCGCTTCTCCACCCATTTCACCACCTCCTTCTGGTGCTGTTTCTCCATTTATTCTAAACTTCTCATCTATATCAGCAAATAAACCAGTTTCCATATATTCTTCTGGTGCAACTTCTATTTCTGAGAACATTTTTTTCTCTACCTTTTTCTGCCTTAATATCTGCTTAATTTCAGCTTTAGAAAATCCCATAATATATTCCATAGCCCAAGTATATGACACGGGAGAAGTTGCTTCTGTTGTATACATTTTCTCGAAAACTTCCATTCGACTTTTCATAGTTTCTAACTTCAACAATTCTTGTTGAGTTGATGGATTGGTTAATTTTAAGCTAAAATTATCCATATCATCTTCGAATCCTAATAAAAATAAGTGTATATTAGCTATTCTTCTAAGTTCAATGATTATATTTTCTTGAATCCTATTTATAGTTCTACTAAATCTCAAATCTGCTTGAGATAAAGCTGAACCCCCAGGCATAGATTCTGAATAATTTAAATAAGGTTTAGGAACTTTTAATGCTGCAAAAAGTTTATTTTGCAAATATTCAACATCTTGTATTTCTCCCAAGTTTGAAGCACCAGGTAAAGTTTCAATTCTAGACGATTTATCCCCCCTAATTGGCATAAAATAATCTTCTTCCATAGTAAGAGGATTATATTTCAAATTCATTTGTCCACTTTTTTGGTCAACAATAGGTGATTTTTTTAATTCTCTTTTAATTTTTTCTATATACTGATGAACATCTGCAGATTCTAAATTACCAACCTCAATATAATGAACTCTTCTTTCTGGTGCTCTAATAATTCTATAAACTAACATAGCATCTTCAGCAAGTTGAAGTTGTTTCCATAATTTTCTAGCAGGGTCTAAAACACTTCTACCATAAGGTAATTTAGCACCATCAGAAACTAACCTAAAGTGAGCCATTTGAAATTCTTCAAAATACATATTGTTTATATCCCACTTAAATCTTGAAGAGTTTATATTTCCATCAAAAGCTTCTTCTCTATGTATTTCCGAAACTGGTAACATTCTAGAATCATAAATACCTTCTTTTTGGTCTATTTCTAATTTGATAAAAGAATCACCAAACTTAATCATTTCTCTTACCCAGAAAGTTAAATTATATTCTATATTCATTCTTCCATGAAACAAATCTTTCAAAACAGTTTTAATTCTGTCATTTTCAGAATAAACTGATAAAATATCACCTCTTTCATTTCTAGTAACACTTTCATCAGTTATTATATCAAGTGCTGCAGATACCTCTGGTGACATATCCATTGCTCTATAATCATTATATGCACCTATTCTATCTGTATCATAATAAACACTTCTAGAATAAATGTCTTGAGATATTTTTTGAGATTGAACATCAAGAAAATCTTGTTGTCTCTGTTGCATAGGTGTCAAATTATTATTTGACATATTTCCAGATATAACTTGTCTTTCATTAGGTAAAGGTCTAGAAGTTCTTCCTCTTTTTAATCTATCTAATAAATCTATAAATACACTTTTTTCTGACATTTTTTTTATTAATAAATATTTAATTTTTCTTTTTTCTAAGCTTTCTAGAAGACTTTTTTAACAATAAAACACTTTTTTTCAAAAAGTAAATAGATTATCCTTTTATTGAGCCATATAACCAAGAGTTATCATTAAAATCATCATCATCTTCCCAATTTTCTTTTTTATTGCCATCTAAACTTAAATTCCCAACATCACTTGAACTATGACTTATCATATCTAACATTTCCATTGTTTTCTTTTTGTTCCAGAATACAGATTCGAATTCAGTATCCCTAATCAATAAAGCGATAGCAAGTGCAAAAATTAAATCATCATTAAATCCAGGTTCATGTTCAGCTTTGTCACCTTTATAAACAAAAGTTTCAAATTCAGTAAGAAGTCTTAATGAATTTATTTTTATATGCATTTCTCGCATATTTGTAACGATTGAATTTAAAAGGAGTGGTCTAGTTTTTACAGTAGTCTGAAAACCAGGAACATCAGTATCTTTATCTACCACATAATTATGTGTTCTATTATAAAGTTTAACAGCTGATTTAGAAATATACATTCTATCTTTTGGATATTTTAATGTATTTTTCAAAATTAATGTTGTAGCTAAACCAAAACTGTTACATTCTACAGCCATAAATGCATTATTATACTCAATACCAACTTTATAAAGTAGTTCAGCAAAAACATCTGGTACTATTTTACCTTGATATTCAGCAACTTGCTCTAAACTATCTGCATCTATAACTTGAACAGTAGAATAATCCGCTCCATCCCCTCTACCAACATCGGCTCCAATTATATAATTGCCATTTTCTTCTGGTTTTTTCCAAACATGAAAAGAAGTTACATAATCACAAAATCCAGATTCTGTCCTTTTAAAATCATAATAACATATAGGTTGTTTATCACCTATATCTTTTACATATTTTTGTATTATAGAACTCTCAACCACAACTGCTGTTGAACCTTCGAAAGATAAATCTAACTCTTGTGCTATCTTAATTTTATTATGATGCATTCTATTACATTCTCCTTCATACCAGGGACTCCAAGGATATTCTTTTCCATCAGAATCTACTCTTGTTTCTAAATCTTCTGATAAAATTGGATGTATAGACCAATGTAATTTAATTGGAACAAAGTTTCCTTTTCCTTTTGTGGCTTGCGTCCAAGTTTGATGATATAAATTTCCTGTTCCTTTGGGTGTTGATATCATTATACACTTACCTTGAGTTGCTGATAAAGCTAAACCAGCACCCATCCAGATATCTTGTGCATGTTCAATAAAAGCTGTCTCATCGAGAATTAAACAAGTTAAAGATTCACCTCTACCAGCTTGTTTACTACTTGCAACAGCCTTAACCCAAGAACCGTTTGAAAAAGAAATTTGTTTTGTATTATTTATTAGCCTTTCTTCAGGTAATAACCAATCTGGAAGTCTATCTAAAAACTGTCTAACTGTATTTAAAAATCTTACTGCACCATTACCATTATCTGCAACAACTAATATTCTTTCATCTGGACAAAAAACTAACCTCCAAGCTACATATAAAGCTGATATTACTGAAAGTCCCATTTGTCTAGACTTTAAAACTATAGAATTTTGATTATCATTAAATGTGTTTAAACAAGATTCTTGATATGGAAAACAAGTCATTTTATCTATCTGCTGTTTTTTCATATCAAAAACAAATCCATATGTGTTAGCAAAATAGACAGGACTTTGTACACATTTTATATATTCTTCTATATAATTCATAATTATTTATTTAATTATAAATATTATTTTTTTTTAAAAAATGCTTTTAGAGGAGCTGGGGGTGGTTTTTTTAATTATAACCCAACATATATAGTTGGTGAAGGATTAACTTCTGAATCTCTTTTTACATTATAAATTTCAGACACGTATACTACTCCAGTATCTAAATTATCTACATATAATTGAAAAGTTCCTAATGTAGATGCTGACCAAGATATTGAATAAATACCTTCTGATGCATTAGATAAAACAGAATTTACAGTGACTCCTGTATTAACCAATCCGTCAGTATACATAGTGAAAGAAAGATTAACTGGGGTTATAGGTAAATTAGTTGTAGGATTAAATGACCTAATTAATTCATAAACTGTTTGACCTGTTGTAATAATCATTTTATTTTAATTTTATTTTTCTAAATCCCAATCATTAGGCAATCGGTTAAAAAACTTATAAGCTTCCTTTTCTTCGTCATTCATCTCTTTCCAAGTTAAAGGAAAAAAATGAAAATAAATAAACGTTACCAAAATAAAAGAACAACCAGTTGCAAATGGTAAAAATGCATATTTAGTAAAACCTAATAAAGTTAAAATTATAGTTATAACAAATGTTATAAATACAATAACTGCTGATGGTTGTAGTTTATTTTTTTTACTATAATTCCTAAATAAATTAACCCACATTCTCCTAAATTTAACAATATTAGGCTTATAAACTTTTTTTAATTTTTCTGTACTCATAATCTTAACCTTCTGTATTTGTTATTTCCATATATGATATAGATAAATCTATAGCATTATCATTACCACAACTTGCTTGTAAACTATCTAAATTATCTAAAGTAAAAGTTCCATCTAAAGCTTGAAATGACGATGATTGTGGTATCGTAATATCATAAGCTAAATAATATGTTTGAGAAGCACTATTATCAACCCAAGATAAGTTAAATGAAGTATCAGCACTAAAAACGTTAGTTGCGTGTACAGTCTTAACTAGATACTTTGTCGTAGTAGAAGCACTAAGTGCTACAGTTGAACCTGTTCCTAAATGACTACCTGTATTTAAATATTCCATCTTCTTTTTATTATAAATATGTTAAATTATTATAAACCATTAAGTTTATTTATTATTCCATTCTTTAATTCTTCTGTATAATAAGTTTTTTCTGAAAAACCTGAAGAAACATAATTACCTTCACTTTTTAACCAATCATACAAACCATCTTGACTATCTTCTGCAAAACTTTCAATGCCATATTTTATATAATTTTCATTTAGCAATGATGTTGATACTGCCAAGTTAGAAGAATCTGAAATTGAAAGTCTATAAGAAGCAAAAGACTTTGCTTTATCCCATCTTTCTTTTCTACAATTTTCTGAATTTACCACAAAATAATACCAATACTCTTCTTGTTCAGAACTTGTAAATATTTTATCTCTATCTATTGGTCCTACGCAGTAATTTTTAGCTGCATATGGTTTATCTAATTCACTTAAATTATCAAACCCTCCAACACTAGTTATGTATTCAATAGCCATTTGCCTTCTATACAAAAAATCTTTTTCTAATTCATCAATTTTAAACCAATGATATACATTAGTTATATCTTGATAATTAACATCTAAAATTTCTTTTATTTGATATGTTTCAAATCCTTGACTTTCACCAAAGTATTTTCCTATTTTTAAATAACTCATTTTAACTTATATTATATTTTGTTTTTAAATAATTTTCAACTTGAATTTGTTCATCAGACGTTAAAGGTCTATTGTAAAATATATATTCAGCATAATCAAAATCTGAATCATAAACATCACTACCACCAGCATTAAGCAACAACCCTTCAGAAGAAGGCTCTTGAACAGCACTTGTATATGGTTGAGTATCACTATCAGCTGAAGGTCCAATTATTTCAGCACTTATATTTATTTGGTCATACCTCATTTTAAATATATTTGAACCTATAGATGAAGGTAAATTTGTTTCACAACGTTGTGAAGCTGTATTCCAATCATTTACAAACCATCTTAAAGTTCCTGAATAAGAAAATACACCCCACCCTAATGACCAAGATGTACTATTTGTTCTTCCAATAAAAAAACCAAATGTAGATGGGAAAGAATCTAACTTACCAACGTAATATGCTGTAAAACCACCAGTACTTGTTAAGTCTAACAAAGTACTGTCAGATGTCTCCATACTGTCACCATTATCACAATCAACCGATGGTAAATTATTTAAATCAACATTTGATGAATTATATGGTGGTTGAGCTGATGCTGTACTTTGTATCATATCTAAACCGTTTCCGCTTTTATCACCCCAAACAGAGACATTACTACCATTTAATGTTATGTTTTCAGCAGCATCGTACCATGCGGTTGGTGCTGGTATAAGTTCATTACTAAACCTGCCTTGTGTTCTTTCTAAAAAATGTTGTTCTCTACCAATAATACCTTTTGTATCACCACTAATAGAACCAAACCTTTTATCTGTATCAATAAACCCACTATTTCCTCTTATACTCATTATACGTTATAAATTAATCTAATATTATCTATGCACATCCCTGGATTATTCTCAACTGAACTGTCGTTTGTCCAACTAAACACTATTCTTTGTGTTGTACCTGGTGTAAATAAAGGCCCATTACCTGTTGTGCCATCTATAGTTATTGTTTCACGAAACCAACTCAAATCAGCACCAGGTTGATATAAATCATTAAATCTACCATTAGAATCACCACCTATTCTATCTGTTATTGATGTGTATTCAGTACCAGCTAAAGGAGTTGATGAAGTGTTCCAATAATTTACATAACCATTATCAAAACTACTCTCTCCATTACACCTCCAATCAAACTCTAAAGTAAGTGATGTTGCGACAGATGGGATATCAAAATCAAAATAAATATGACTATCTCTTTGACTAGAACCATAATATTGTGCGTTAACACCATTATTATCTGAAATATAAGCTGACTGTGTACCACCACTTGATGATACCGCTGTACCAACAACCCAATCAGATTTATTTGTACTGGTACCACCTTCATTAGCCACAGTCCATTTATTAAGTGTACCATCTTCAAAATCATCCTCAAATAATAAAAATGGGTCACCTGGTGTAATTGGAATGAAATTCCCTCTTTTTCTCTCTAAAAACTGTTTACGTACAGACACACTACCAGTAGTTCCAGTACTAGAGACTTCACCACGCTTATCTAATCCAATATAACCACTATTTCCTTTTATTAAACTTAATCCCATTTTATGTTACATTCATAAACCAACTAAATATCTTATTATCGTCACTAACACCTGTTGTTCCACTAACAACATTACCACTACCATCAATACCTAAGTTTGTAACTGAAGTACCAGTGCCTAATGTACCTATATTAAGTGTTCCACTAATATCTAAATTACCACTTGGTAATTCTACATTTTGATTAGCATCTATACCTATAGCAGTTCTAGATGTACCACCACTATCTGTAGTACTAATTATAATTTTAGAACCATGTTCTTCGTTTCGTATAAAAAGAGCATCTGTAGATGAAGTACTAGAAGGATAACCAATCCAACCCTTCCTTTCCGATGGGTCATAAAATTCTATAAAATTAGAATTATTAGCTGATGTAGTTTCTAACCTAAGTATTGAACTATCACCCTTTACGTGAAATTCTACTGAAGGTGTTGTAGTACCAACACCCACATTACCAGTACCAGCTTCAATAAATAAACCTTCTGTTGTTGCACCTGTACTTGTAGTAAACAATAAATCTCTACCATTTGATATAAACCTAGTGTCACCACCAGCATTCTGTATTTTAGATGTTAAAATAGCTCCACCTGGATTGTAGAATTCAAGTGCGGATTGTCCAGCATTACCATCTGAAAATAAATGTACTTCACCGCCATTATTACCATCTTTAAGTATTATCTTAGTATCTTCATCTAAACCTTGAAAGGTTAAATTTCCATTAACCGATG